AAGGAACTGGGAAAATTCACTTCATCCAGGAACCGCTGAAAGGTCCGCTTCCGAGTCAGCTTCGCTCCCACCAGGTCATCCGTCGCCGCACACATGGCGCCGATCGCACCGCCAATATTGGCAACCCGCAGGGAAGGACGCGGCAACGCGCCTTTGCCGGTGGCTTCGAAGCCCGAGGCTTCAATCGGGTAGGGCGTGTAGGTATCTCCGTCCCAGACCACCGGCTGCGTCAGCGCGTTGGTTCCAGCATGGAAATATGACACCCCGCCCCCCGCCACTGTGGCGTCGAGCACGAACAGCTCGACCAGGGTCGAGGGGGTGAGCTTCTGGATCTCTTCGGAAATCGTCGGCATGATCAGAACTCGAAGACTTCGGTGAAGGTGTAGCTGCCCCGAACGTCACCGTAGGTGGCAAGGTTTCGATCAAAGTCCTGACAGATCCATTTGCCTGCAGCACCCTTCGGCGGGGTCCATGTAAATGCAGTCACCCCAGCTTGGGTCACCAGGAAGTCATGGATCGCGTCGATGGTGGTGGCATCCAGCAAAGTGAATTGGACCGACCAGACCCGCGGCATGTTGTTGATCCCGTCCGGTGAACGCTGGGAATAGCCGTCCCCGAACTGGGCGGCAAGGACTTTGGGCTTGATCTTTTCAGCTGCACCGAAGTCGGGGACCCACGTGAAAGCTGGCATGGTTACGCATTCTCCAAAAGGCCACCCGGCCGCATCTCATTGACCAAAATCCGACGCATCTCACCTTCAAGTTTTCGCGCCAGGTTGGAAGCCGCTCCTGCGTCCCCCTCGCTCTTGGTGCCTTTGGCATCCACCGAGATATTGACCTGGAAGGTGTTGCCGCCCGTCCCTGATCCCACCGGGGCCAACTTCCGCATCTGGCCGGCAGTGAACACCCCTTCCCCCTTCTGGAGGACGGCCGGCGTCTCATCCGCCGCCAGGCCGCCGCCGTGATACCTCGGGGCGCCCCGGAAAAGGGCAGCGCTACGGGCGTACAGGCCACTGCCTTCACCGGACCCGGCGATGCCTCCGCTGTGCAGGTCGTAGACGTAGTCGGAGTTGCCCTGCACGCTGCCGTTGCCCGACATGCTGCCGGCGCCGCCACCCCCACTGAAAGCGCCCGCAATAGTGGATACGATCCCCGCGGTCATCTTGGCTGCCGCGATCCTCGCCAACTCGTCGAGCACCATGTTGGCATAACCCCGCCAATCCGCCTTGCCCGTCCGAATGAACTTGGCAAGTTCAGACTCCATCCCTTTCAGCGACGTGCCCCAGAGGCTTCGAGTCTGCTCCGCTGCGTTGGTCGCGCCATCGACGTAGGTCGCGAATGCTTCCTTCATGCCGTAGGACATCGAGCGGTGATAGTCGTCGAGGGCGCGTGCGGCTTCCTTGGACGCGAAGATGGACTGGTTCTGTTGTTCCACCAACTCAGCGAGCTTGGTCCGGTACCCCTCAACGGCGATCGACCCCATGTCGTGGTTCGCTTCGGCCGCCTTCAGCTCCTCGTTGGCCTTCGCAATCGCCGGCCCGAAGCGGTCGAGTTCCCTGACTTCTGCCTGCAGCGCCGCCACGTCGCCTGACGAGAGCAACGCGGAATCACGACCGGTCCAGTCGATCTGGCGGTCGCGGGCGGACGCTGCTCCCAGAACACCTGTCTGCTTGCTGAGGTTTCTCGATGCCTGAATGATCTTGTTGTCATCGACCCCGAGCTTCAACTTTTGGTCGAAAGCGTCCTGAATCCCCTGACCGCGGATGCGTGCGCCGATCTGAGCACTGGCGTTGTCCAGTTGGGTCTGCTGTGATTTGCGATCAGCCTCGTTCCGCAGTCTGCCGAGTTCCGTCTCCGCTTCTTCCTTCGCGGTATAGACCCGGTTGATGTATTCGTTCTCAGCCTCGAACCGCTTCTGCAGGAATTGCTCCTGGCTGATGTTCTCGCGGCTCAGTGCATCGTTGGCGAGTTTGACCCGGAAGTCGTACTCCGCTTTCGCGTCCTTCTCCGCGCTGTTGAACGCGGCGAGGGCTGCACTTTGCTGCGCGGCGACTTGGGACTTGAGATCTCGGCCACTCTCCATTTCAAATTTCTTTGTGCCAGCCTGAATAGGCTTAGGCGCTTCAGCGGCTGCTTTTTTCTCCAACTCATCCTTCATGGTGTAGTAGCGTTTGGCAACCGCCTCCCGCTCCTCCCAAGCCTGCTTAAATGCAGCGGCGGCGCGAAACTTGTCATCCTTCGCCGCATCCCCCGCCGCAACAGCGGATAGCCAGTCGTTCGCTGAGCCAATCCCGGTGATCCCGTACTTCCCTGAGACCTGATCCCGCATCGCACTCAGTTCCTCGTTGGCTTTCGCCAAACGGGTCCCAACCGCATCAAGTTTTCCCTGCGACATCTTGGCCGAATTCTCGTGCATCGTCCGCGAGACTTCGTTCAGGTCGTCGGTCATTGACTTGGCCGCCTCGTGCATTGAGTCGGCTGCCTTTTTCGCCGCCTTTTCTGCCGCATCCGCCCAGTTGTAGTAGGCCAGAGCGCCACCGCCGAGGGCGATAGCGATCAACCCGATCGGCCCCAGGCTCGCCGCGGCCAGCGCCGACCATCCAATTTGGCCGGAACTCGCCAGCGCCATTCCTGTCGCGAGACGGGTGAAGCCCATGCCGAGTTCCGCGATCCCCGCCGCCGAGCGCACGAGAAGGCCGCCGGCCGTCCACATCAACCACGCCTCGCCGATTGAGATGATCATCGGCAGGTTGTTGGCGATCACCGTCCCCAACGCGGCGAAAGTGTTCAGCAGCGTGGTCAGCGAACTGACCAGTTGCGGTGATCCAGCGAGGTCTTTGAACGCCTGCGCCATCTCCTTGAGTGGCACCTCCGCCCCCTGGAATGCTTCAACCAGGGAAGCCTGCAGAGTACTCAAAGCCTGCTTGAATGTCCCCTTCGCGGTGTTCTCCAACTCGTCCGAGACGCCCTTGATGAACCCCTTGGATTGGCTGATCGTCTGGTTCAATTTGTCCCACTCGTCACGGGTTTGTGACAGCATGACAATCGCTTCCTTGGCGCCCCGTTCACCAAACAGCTTCTGCAGGATGGCCGCCTGACTGGACTTGTCGAACTCCTTGAGCTTGTCCTTGAGTTCGAAAATGATGTCCGCAAACGGTCGCATATTGCCGGCGGCATCCGCCGAGTGCAGGCCCAACTGCTTCATGACTTTCGCCACCCCATCCGTGGGGGTGTAGAGTTCCTTCAGCATGTTCCGCAGCGAGGTACCCGCCGCGGTGCCAGTGATGTTCACCTTCGCCAGCAAGGTCAGCGCCGTCGCGGTGTCCTCCATCGTTGCACCATACTGCTCACCAACCACTGAAGCCATCCGCATGGCCTGGGTCATCTGCTGGACACTGGTCTGGGACACGGCGGCAGCTTTGCCGAACACGTCCCCAATATGCTCCATGTCCTTCGTTTCAAGTCTGAAGGCGTTCATCACCCCAGCCAAAATCAGACCGGATTCCGCCATTGTCATTTCACCCACCGTCGCCAGGTCCATGACGGTGGGCAGTGTAGCGATCGACTCCTGCGCTGACAGGCCAGCCTGCGCCAACATCCGCAAGCCATTGGCGAGTTCGACAGGTCCAAACAGGCTGTTCTTGCTCAGTTCAAGTGTTTGGCGCCCGATGCTGGCGACAGCCTCCGCCGACTCGCCACCGAGCGCCTTGACGAAGGTCAGCTGGTAAGCGAACTCACTGCCAGCCTTGGTCGCCTGCACCAACCCGTTGGAGATCGCGGCGCCGGCCAGCAACGGGCCAATGTTGCCCCATGTGAGCCACATGGCACCGAAGCCGGAGGCGAGGCCTCGGGCGGCACTGTGCGCGTCGTTGAGCGCCTTGGTGTGGTTGACGGTGTGGGGGATTGCAGCCTGGGTCGCAGCGGTGGCTTTGCGCTGAGCGGCTTCCTGCTCGCGCAACTGGACAGCAGCGTGCGAGTCGCGCAACTGGTAAAGCGTTGACCGATCGGGACCGTAGCTCAGGCCCTGCTTCAGGCTCGTGAGTTGCGCCGCCCGAGATCCCACCTCATTGATGGTGTTCATCCGCTCAAGGTGTTTGAGCTTCTGCAGTTCTGTCTGCCGATAGCCAGCCTCGTTCAGAGCCCGACCCTTCTCCTGAGCCTGCACCTGACGATACTGCATCTGGCGGTGGCCTGTCTCATCCAGAGCCACCATCCGCTCCTGAAGACGTAGCTTCTGCAGTTCTGTCTGCCGATAGCCCGCCTCGTTCAGAGCCCGACCCTTCTCCTGAGCCTGCACCTGACGATACTGCATCTGGCGGT